CCTTCGATCGTAGCCTTCTGCCTCTTGTTGTCTCCTCCTGTCGGAGCGACGTGTGTTGCTTTGTGGACCATCTCAAGCCGGTACCGAGAGACCTCAGCATCTGCGAACGTCGTTGTACCTGCTGTTGCCCTGAGATACCACTTTCTGTTGATCTTCTCGAAGACACCCGACGGGTTCGACGTAGCAGAAGGAACTCCTCTTGCAGAAGAGGTAGAGACCCAAGCAGACTTGGTTCCCCAGTGATTGACGTTTCGAATGCGACCGTAGAATGTCGCAGATCCCGGCTTCTTGTGTTTCCACTTCTTGTGGTTCCCCTTGTGCCGCTTGTCTTGGTGAATGATCGCAGTGAATCCTGCATCCGTCGCGATCTCGAACTGAGAGTACTTGATCCTCATGTCAGCAAGAGCAGCGTCATCCGCGTCGCTCGTCTCGGTCATGAAGAGCTCCATCATATGCTCTCCGATGTCGAGCGTCACGCCGGTTGGATCAGGAGGAAGGAAGTCAGCCGGTCTCAGGAAGGTTCCCTGAGTTCCGAACGCCCCTCTCTCGTGTTCGATGTTGACGCCGGCGACCTTGACTTCCCAGTACCACTGATGAGGGCGATGGATCTTGTCGATGTTGCATCGCGCGGAGTCTTCGTTAGTATCGTTCTCTCCGTCCTCAGTGTTCTTCTTTCTCTTTTCTCTCCACCCACCTCCAAGAGCCTTAGAGATCGGTGTTCCAGCCACATCGACTGGGCGATACTTATAGAGATAGGTCTTGCACCAGAGACCCTCTCCATCAACGTCTTGTGTGACGTGGTCGTGAGTGACGATCATGTCCCAGTCAAGCTTCCCGTCGTTCTTCTGGGAGTTGACGAACGAGACGACCACGTTCTGAACCTGAGCCGGAGTGCCTGACTGGAGGGCACCGAGTGTTGCTCCGTCTGCTCCACGACCCTTGTTGAGCAGTCTCTGACGACGAGCCAGCCACTTGTCCAAAATCGGTTGTCCGACAGCGAAGGTAACGTTGGTAACAGAGCCGTCTCCTTCGTGACTTGTTCCTGCGACAACGACTTCCTTGTTCGCATGCTGTGTCAGGATCAGCTTGTCTCCCGGAAGAACAACGGTTCCTCGGAACTCGTTACCCGGCGCGTCGTTGTCGCGGACGTAGGTGAAAGACGCTGTCCCGGCATCTCTCTGATTGTTCAGGTAGTTCGCTGCGGCCTGAGCGAAGACCGTCGCCGGCCCTTCATGCGGAGGCCTTTCCCAGTCGATGACGAACACTCGCTTGAATCCAACCGGAAACGTGTTCGGAGAAGCAGTAACTTCCTTCGCAGCGATGACCCCGGACTTTTTGCGATACGAGACGCGAACATGGCTGTACCTTGCCTGAGGAACTGGATCGATAGGCGAGTTTACTCTCTCAAGCTTCCACTTCTTACGACCCATCGGACCGGCTTCCCCGAACTTTGCTCCGGCACTGTTTCCGACGATTCTCCAGAACCAGTTGTCCAACAGAGAGAGCTCGTCAGCGATCTGTCCGTAAGTGCCGTTCTCAACCTCGAATGGAACAACGGAAACACTCGACGAAGATACGAATCCCGGTGCGACTCCGGTCATCCTGACGTACAGCTCGTTGAACGCTTCCTCAAGAGTGAACGTCTCGTCGAGAGAGATGGCACCGAGATGCACGTCGTAGATCATGAAGCGACGCTTCGGTGCATGCTTGGTCTCGGTGCTTCGAACTAGGCGCAGCCCAACGAGATCTGACCCGGAAGGGATGTTACGAGAGACCGCTGTCGGCCCACCCGGCCCAAGAGACCACGAGTCGAGAATGGTCAGAGTTCCTGTTGGACCGCTTCCTGTCACGAGTTCGAGTGTGTAGTTGCTGTCGCTGTGCGTCTTCTCGATGTTGAATGAGATGAAACGCCAGTCGATCCCTGCAACAAATCGGAACATTCCGTTCCACCAGAACGAAGGGTTCCCTCCGTTGTTCTTCTTGAACTGCGTCTCTTTGTCGATCTTGAAGATCAGCCTCTTGCCGGAGTTGACTGAGATCTGATCCTTTCCTCGGTAGTTGAGAGGTTCCTGATCTCCCGACTGCCAGTCATCGAAGTCGTAGCTGAGAATGATGAAGTCCTTGGCATCCGCGTCACCACGCTTTCCCCATCCCTCAGCCGTGAGAACAACGCTTCCGTCGGCCTTCTTCTCCGGATCGTTCAGCTCTCCTGCCCAGATCGGACCAGAACCTCCTGGGAGTTCATCATCCCAGACAAGCCATGTTGATCCCATCGAGTACATCGTTGGGTTCAAGTTGTACTCTGCGAGAGAGATGACTCCAGTAGCCGATGAGAATCCTCCTGCGACCTCAGAGTTGTCCGAGTAGTCCCCGAGGATGACTGGCTGACCAGGAGTCGCGACTCTCGGTAGAGTTCGGGTTGTCTGACCCGTCCGACGGAATTCATGCGTGATCATTAGATCATGACACCGCCACCGCGCATCACCGGCTGACGATCAACCGAGAGAGTGATGATGTATCCGTTGCCTGGACGAGACCACGGCACGAATACCTTCTGGCCATCAGCCAGAGAGATCTCATTAGCGCGGAAGGTGTCAAGCAAGAACGCTGTCCCCGTGATTCCATGAGGAAGGTACTCGATCACGTTGAGAGGCTTTCTCAGCTCTGCGTTGAGAGCATCGACCAGAGCCTTGATCGCAGTCGCATTCGCCTGAGGAAGCATGACAAGAGGAATCGTCATCGTTACGATGTCGAGCCATGACTTGGCAAGTTCTGCACCATCCACGCCGTCCTGCTTCAGGAACTTCTTGACGACGTTGGAGCCTCCGAGATCGAGACCCTCTCCGACGTACCATCCGGTCGCGCTTCTCATGTCCAGGTTGACAGTGCTCGGCTCCGTGATGAATCGGAAGATCGGTCCGACAGCCATTAGCCTCTACTCCCCAAACGAATGCGAGTGTCTCGTTCCTTCGTGACAACCGTTCTGTAGATCGCTTCTCCATCCAACTCGAAGATGAACGTCTGTGCTCCACCGGATGACCCGAGAGATGATGCACCGCGAGGTGCGTTGTTCCCAGCCATCTGTCGAAGCAGTGCGAGTGTCTTCTCAGACTCAAGCACTCCTGTTCCTCTCGGCATGAACGCCAGCTCTGGACCTCTTTCCCCGACCAGGTACATCCCTCCGCTCTTGACGACTCCTCCGAACGCCTTCTGACCCCTGAATCCTGGAGGAGGAGTTCCCGTCGTATGGAAGTTCGTTGTGATGTTGAGATCTAGGTTCTGGAATCGGGACTGGATGTTAGCCAGAGAGGTTGCAAGATCATTGACCTTGTCCGTGGACTTCTGCGCATCAGACTGCAATCCCTTGAGAGGGCCGCTTGTGCCCTTGATCGCGCTCTCCCCCTTGTTGAACGAGCGAGAGACGGCCTGAAGTTGCTTGTCGGTCAGTCGCCCGAAAGCCTGCATCGTTGCAGATCCCTCGATGCCGAGATCGATGACCTGCTGCTTCAGTTCATCCGGCAGATCAAGCTTCGTGAACTTGGCAAGGTTCTCACCGTAATCAACGAATGCCTTCTGCTGCCGCCTGAACGATACGACAATGGAACGGCTTGTGATCTTCGCCTTCTCAGCCAATCGGTCAAGAGCAGGAGTGGCAGAGAGAAGGTTGTCGACAACCTCCTTGCGCCATGTCTCGAACTCTTCGACTGTCATGTGTGCGAACTGTGCGATCTCTTCGCCTGCGACGTTGGTCTGCTTTCCGATTTCACCGATGTCCTTGGCCAGACCGACCGCGGCTGTGCGAGCTTCACCCATCGTGAAGCCGAGAATAACTAGGTTCGCGACAAGCTGTTCCTTCGTGATCGTGCCTGCCTTGAACATCTCCTGGCTGAGAGCAGAGACTCTTTGAGCTGCGAAGTCAGATGCGTCCGCTCCATCCTTCTGAATGGTAGCCCAGAGCTGGAAGAGACCTCCAGCTTCATCTGCCTTGTTGATGAGATCCTCGTACTGAACGGCTGCTGCTGCGGCTGTGATTCCTCCAGTCCTAAACGAAGTCGCGAGACCCTGATTCACAATTCGGAAGGTCTCGATGAACTCTTCGCCGTGACCGATGACGTCGATGAATTCCTTGAACGCCTTGACGTTGATGTCCCTGACAGCCCGTTCTCCCATGCGAGCAGCACTTACGAGGGCGTGTCCCCACTCGATCGCCATCTTTCTCGCCGCAGCAGCTTCTCTCGCCGAGACAATGAACGCTCCAGCCAAACCGATGCCGATGGCGGCGATCATGATCGTAACAGGGTTGATGAGAGCCGTCATTGACCCAAGGAACTTCCCGAATCCAGCGGCAGCGATGCTCTGCTTCTCTGTAAGAGAAGACATCGCCGAGACGGTGGTGTTCGTGACTCCTGCGAACGCCGCCATCGCGATCTTGGCTCCGGCGACAAGGTTGATGAAGAACGCCACCACCTTCAGGAGAGATCCAAAGATGATGAGGAGCGGTCCCATCACCGCGAAGATTCCGACCATCACGGCTAGGAACGTTTTCACAGGAGCAGGAAGCTGAGCGATGAAGTCGATGATCCCCTTGAGACCTTCTGCCATCTTCTGGAGAACTGGCGCGATGATCTCTCCGAGACGCTCTAGCTGGTCACCGAGTTGCGAGATCGCGATCTTGGTCTTACCCCACGGAGTACGACCTTGCGCCCGAGCGCTGTTTCCGAACTCGGTGTTGACCTCTTCCAGAATGACCTTCTGTGCGCCCAACAGGTCATTGTTCTGAAGCATGGTTCTGATCTGATCTTGCTGCTGAGCTGTGAAGAGAACACCGATCCGTCGCAGTGCGGTCATCCCGAGAAGCGGGTCGTTCAGAGCCTTTCCTAGCTGGATGGCTGCCTGCGGCATCTCCTTGCCCATCGCGACAGACACATCTGCGAGAGAGGCAACCGCCTGATCAAAGATGTCGTTTCCTTCACCAACCCTGTTTCGGATCTGGGTGAAGGTGAGAAGCATGTTCGCACCGGCTTGAACAGCTTCGTCTTCGATACCACTGTAGTCTCGGACGCTGTCAGCCAGGCCTCTGACGTGTCCAGCGGTGACGTTCGCTGCTGCTCCAGTTGATTTGATCCGAGCGGCTGTCTGTGCATTCGCTTCTGCTGCCTGATTGAACGCACGAACCGCAAGAGCGATTCCAGCCACGATCGGAAGCGTGAAGCTGGTGGTCATCGTGCGGCCGGTTCTGACCATGGAGGTCCCGACCGTCTTCAGTGATGAAGCGAGTCCTGTCGCGAGACCGGCAGCCTTGGCCTTAGCGATGTCCAGGCTGGAAGAATCGATCTGAATGCGTCCTCGGGCGGTTCCTAGGTCAACCGTCGACACTCTTGATCGTCACTCCCATCGCTACCGGATCGGCGAACCGCTCTTTCCCTTGTAGTAGTTGTTTGAGGAGACGCTCTCTTATGACTCCCGTCTCTGTTGCGTTTCTCCCCTCGACCTTGACAAGCTCGTTCTCGATGTAGCTTCCAAGCCATGCGACAGCGTCATCGAGACAGTACGCATCGAACCTATCCTTTACGTCGAGAAGATCGCTTGGCCTTACTCCCCACATCTTTGCGTTCTGGTAGAGATTCCACACTTCCGTTGGATTCCGCAAGAAAGGATTCCAGGTCATCAACTCCACCGATGACGTAGGTGTAGATGAAGTTCTTCACTTCGAACGGAACCTCATCGACGTAGACCCTTCCTTGTTCTCTCTGTTCTGCTCCTCTGCCTTCGCACACCGGACATTCGATCTTGGTGATGGTCTTCTTTCCCTTCGGACCGACCTCTTGGTCAGCCTCTCCGGTTCCCTTGCAGGTCCGGCAGACGGGGATCGGATAGACGCGAGGCTCTTCGACTTGCGAAACAACGATGGCATCCATCATTCGAAGGAGATCCAAGATCTGCTCGTCCGTGAACTCTTCGACCTTGAAGTCGCTTCCCTTCATGATGGCTTCCCGAACAGGACCCATGAGGGAGTTCGGGATCGCACCGGACTTGTAGAACGAGTCGATCGGCCGACGACGGACCTTCGCAAATCGATTTCCGGGCACCTCGATGACCGGTGTCTCTGTCTGCCAACCTGACTGGATGCTGGCCTCTTGAGGGCTCATGTGCATCTCCTTCCGTTATGTGATGGTGACTGCGGTCTCGTGCTGGAGGAAGTCGTACGCCTTGTCCGCAAGGTTCGGGATCCCACGGCCAGATGCACCCGTGATGAAGAACGCTCCATCGGCGAATTCTCCGCCGATCTCGCCTTCTGCCTTGCACTTGTACACGACGCACCAGACATCTCCGCCGCTATCGCTGATCACCTGTCCCTTCACCTGGAAGTACGGACGGATGTCCGCACCCAACTTCGAGTACGTCTTGAGCTGGTTCGGTGTCGTTCCTGTCTCGACGATCGCACCTCCGGCAAGGATCTTGTAAGCCTCGAAGCTGAGACCACCAGCACCGAGTGTCCAGTTGACGCTTGGACCCGATCCATGCGTTGCTGCGATCTTGTCGTCTCCCCGGAGTTCCGTGAAGTCTTCGTTCTCTGCGAACGAGAACGTCTGGGAGTTCGGAAGATCCACGAACGTGCCCGGCGTGTCACCGGTCAGCGTCGCGATCTTGACATCACGAAGCCCGTATGGAAGAGGAATGACTGTCAGCGGCACCCTTGTTCACCTCCTTCCGAACGACAGGATCTCTGTAGCGTTCGGTGTTGATCAACATCTCCGTAGCGATGTCGAACTGATGGATGACGACAACACCCGGCTTCACTCCGCAACGAGGATTCCGACACTTCACTTCCAGAACTCCGTCGTGAATAACTCCGTGCATCGTGTTGTCGCATCTCAGCTCGCCCATCCTACTTCTTCTTGGCCTTCTCGAACGTACCTTCTTCATCGATCAGGTAGTTTCCGAGCTCTTCGCTTACGGTTGCCGTGAAGTCGTTCTCAGCACTGAACACGATCTTCTCATGGTCGATGCCCACAGCCTTCAGAGAAGCAACCGTGAATTCCCGAACATCGGATGTACCTGTGTATCGGACCTTCATGCGACCCTCCTTCCAGCCAGTCGATAGGAAGAGGTACGAAGGATCGTCCCTCGTGCATCATCTGAGAGATCCTGACTGTCCCCGCTCCAATCGACGTGGATTCCGGTTTCTCCTGGCACCGACAGTGGACCCTGCAGAGCAGTCCTGACCAGAGGAAGGATCTCATCGATCCGAGTGTATGACTCTGGCTGATCGTGAACCCACACTGTCATGTCCTGGAACTCTCCCCACGATCCTTCCGGGATCAGAGGATCGAATCGGATCACAACGTATGGGCGATCAGGATTGTCCGGAACGGTTCCGAAGATCCGATCGCCAACGAAAGCCGCCAACGCTACGTCTCCGTTGAGACGATCGAAGACAAACTCTCGCCAGTTCACAGTACACGCCCGAACAGATTTCGCAGGTAGGTCATGAGAGCCCTGCCTTGGACTCGGACGGTTGGACCGATGATGGCGAATCTCCCGTCCCATCTCACTTCCAGCCAGATGCCATACGGGACCGTGTGATAGACCCAGATGACCTTCGTGGCCCCACCTACATCGGGACGAGCTCTCAATCCGTTCCTCGCGTTTCCGGTCTGATCTTGCCAGGGAGCATTGTCCCTCATCCATCCCTCTGTTCTAAGAGAGTGAACGTAGAACGCTGCGTCGATGGCAGACTCCACCTTCGGAGGAAACGTCTTGAGATTGGGAGACAGCGTATCGCTCTCCATCACGATGCCACTAGCCACGACGACTTGCCTCCACTTCGATTCGCCAGTACGGATCTCGCTGGACGTCGATGACCTCGTAGTTGATCTCCTCGAACGAGAAGAGGTCTCCTAGAAGTACGTCGAGGCCTGGCATTCCAACGAGCCTCTTATGGATCTGAACTCGCCTTCCTTCTGGTGTGATGAAGACCGCGTCATTCCGAACGCCGACGACTCGAACCTTCTGAGGAGGGAGATCGAACGACGTGTCCTCCCTCTTTCCTCCAGCCCCATCGTCGATCAACGGCTTCCGCGTAAAGACAATGCCGGTCGGGGCATCGTCAATGAGCCATTCAGTTTGATGAAGATGCATCTCACTCTCTGAGTTCACGCTGAATGCTCCTGATCTTGACCCGACCGCCAGTGTCTAGGATCACTCCGTCGTCAGGAAGCTCCTCGAAACGCGCCACCATCTCAAGCGCATTCTTGTGAAGCTGGCTGAACTTGTGAGATGATCCGGCTTCTTCGACGTCAACGAGTTCTGCGTAAGAAGCGGCTTTCTTGCGCCAGATGGTCGCCGAGGCACCGTTGACACCCTGAGAGTCGACGAGCGCTTCGATGTAGTCGTCTTCGAAGTGATCGGCTTCTGACTCAGCAGTGTTCTCTCGTACCCCGGCGACCTGTTCTGGCGTCGCCACTTCTACTCGTCCCCGTCCTCGTCGTCTCCACCTGTGGCCGCGCCTCCTGTGAGAACGGCGACCTTGTCGGCCTTCTTGCGAGGCACCTCGACTCCGACCGCTTCCGCGATCTCATCCAGGGTGTCCGCCTTCAGGCTGTTCAGCTTGTCGGCGTCGAGAACGACGACCGGGCCGCTGGCCTGGCCGGGCTGTTCGAACGCCGGTCCTGTCTCGAGCACGTTGCCGGTCGGAGTGCCGAAGTTCCCCGCGTCGACCATCGTTCCGCTTGCAGGAACGTCGTATCCGGCCGCTACGAGTTCGGCACCCATTCCGAGGGCTTCTACAGCGTACCGCAGATCGTCCTCGTTCAGGGTCTCTTCCCGTGCGATCTTTCCGCGAATGTCTCGTGACATCTCTTCATCCCTCCCTTACCACGTCATGCCGGTCGGGATGGTGTAGGAACCCGCCGTGAGCTGCTGAACGACAGCCGCGCCGCGCTGCCGGACACCAGTCCCGAATCCCCTCTGGTAGTACGAGTTGATGATCGGGTAGTCGGGTTCCTGACCCTTCACGAGTCGCAGACCGCGAAGAGAGTTGTTACGGTGTTCCCTGATCCCCACGATGTTCTGCGCGTTCTCGCTCCCGCCGGTCGCGAAGTGCAGCATGTAGCCCGCTGGGATCAGGTCTTCCTCCACCAGGAGCCACGGTCCATATCGACCCGAGATGTTCAACCCCTGGAAGCTGGCCGGAGGTGCTGCTCCCGGCCTCTCCAGAGAAGCGTTGATATCCGCGGTGGACCATGCCCATGACGGAACCGTCTCAGCCTGGATGAAGTCGTAGGCCGAGCCGGTCGCAACACGGAACGTCCTGATGACAGCCATCTGAGCGCTGTTGACCAGCGTGATCAGGGCTGAACCTTCCTGCCAGGAGTACCCGTGATGCTTGAGATGCGCCTCGGCAGTGTCGAAGTCACCGGAGTCCACGGTCACCGAACCGGAAGCGATGAAGTGCTGGTGCGGTGCGACGTGGACGGTGTTCTTCCACCGAGGAGGAACTGTTGAGTCGTTGTTATAGATCGGGAACACGTTGTAGTTCTGGTTGTTGATGTTCGCGACTCGGGTGACGTTGTTGAAGATCTGCTTGAACACTTCCGAGAACTGGTTGCGGTTGTCCGCCTCCAGGATCTGGTTGTTCAGAGCATCGACTTCATCACCCGTCTTCTCTGCGAGGAACTTCCACGTGAATCGCAGGCCGATGTCCCACCACTTGAAGCTGTATCCGAGTGAGAAGTACGCCGGGACCTCTGGACGAACGCCCATCGGAACACCGAACTCGGATGCCTCTTCGAAGTCGACGGTGTTTCCACCCTGGAACACGTCTTCGACCACTTCCACCACTGGGAACACCAGTGCCGAGAGAAGTCGATCGCGCTGACCATTGTACAGAGCTAGAGCCTCCCTGTACGCTGCCCAGATCTCCGTGAGCGGACGACCGTCGGTCGTCGTGGTGACGATGTCACCGACCTGCATGAAGCCCTGCGCTCCTCCAGCGATCCCGGGATAGATCCCGAGAGACCGAAGGTCGATCCGATCATCTCCGCGGATGTCCAGCTTGTCGGCAAAGGCATCCGGCGGAACGATGAGCGGAGCGCGTCGAGCAACACTCAGGTCGAGACTCTCCACTACATCACCTCCTAGATGTTCTTTCCGACGCCCTGGACATGGAGACGACCGGCAGTCACCGTGAACCCCACGATCGCCTGTGTGGCCGATGGGGCGGTGACGGAGAGAGCGCCGGTGGTGGTGTTCGCCGTGATGATCGTGCCCGCTGCGAATGCGGCTGCCACTGTCGGGCATTCCGCGATCTCGCCAGCACACATGATGTCCACGGTGTCACCGGCCTTCTTGTTCTCCTTCACCAGGATGACGACTCCAACGATGCCGGTCGTACCTGCTCCGGGAACTACCTTCCCGGCCGCATCGAGACCGACACCGACGGGAACTCCGTCAGCCGCAGCCCAATCTGCCAGAAGACGAGCACGGAGATTCCCGGCGTAGGGTTCGACCTTATCGAACCTTGCCATGAATCCTCCCATGCCTCGAACGACTGACTCGGACACTCGCTCTTCGCCGAACAGCGAGCCGTCGCAGACTGAGAGAACCGCCGGCCCTCTCCCATGTACCGTAGGAGCTAAGTATACCCTATCTCAGGAGGGTGATCAACGGTGACGCCTGAGATGAGGCATTCTCTTCTCCAGCGTTGCACGATCATACTTCCCCTTGTCTCCCTTCTTCTTCTTCGGAGGAGGCGCGGTACGACGGCGCTGGGAGCTTTCGTCGCGCTCGCCTTCGTCGTCGTCCTCTTCATCCTCGCTCTCGTCCTTCTCGCTCTTGGACTTAGGAGTCTCGAACAGATCAGGGTCATCTGAGCGAAGCTCCTCCAAGAGCTCCTCGACGTTGTCATCTCCGTCCTCGTCGATCTCCACCTGATCGAACACCATCTTTGTGATCAAGTCACGACGACGGCGAGGGAGCTTTGCCACCTCATCGTTGTTCAAGATGGCGATGACAGCATCTCGGTCAGACACGGTGCTGTCGGAGGTCTTGACACGAGTCTCGAGCTCCGTTAGCCGTGTCTGAACCTTCTCATCCGGAGAAGACGCATCCTTCTTGAGATCCTCCAGTTCCTTCTGGAGGCCAGCGATGGTCTTGTCCTTCTTCTTGAGCTTCTTGAAGACCCGATCGGCCTTCTCGTTCGCGGCCTTGACCGCAGCCTTCGGATCCTTCAGCTCGTCTTCGTCCTTCTCGTCTTTCTCATCATCTTCCTCTTCCTCTTCGGGCTCATCGTCCGACTCTTCCTCTCCTTCGTCCTCTTCTCCGTCGGCGCCGCCGGCGATGACCGGCATGAATCCCCCGCCGGGGAGGACCCAACCGAGAACGCCTCCGCGCCACTCGGTGTAGAGGTCCAGATTCATGTCGCGCATGTTCTTCCCTTCCTTTCTCTCGACGATGTCACACGACAACACTTTCTGCTAGGAAGGCGTCATAGTCACCTCCTACCAGGTGAGAAGCGAACTCATCCGGATCCGGAACGATCGGAGTGAGATAACAGAAGCAGTTCGGATGAGGCTTGTCTGGAACCTCTTCCTTGGGGAAGACAGTCCCATCCAGCTCATCGCACTCGTCATCTCTCTCGTGAGATCCGCTGAGGTTCCACTGCACACCGAGCACATGAGGAGATCTCTTGTACAACTCGATGTTCGTTCGATGGAATGCGTTGTTCAGCTCTGTCCTTCCGAGACGAGTCGCAGCGTAACGCTGTCCACCCATCACGTCTGGGTTGATGTACTCAGTCACTCCACTCGCTATCTCACTGGCTGATTGTCCGAGAGCGATCCCGTTATTCACGATGTCATCGATCTTTCCCACCATGAGAGCTTCGTTGTTGAACACGCTCTGGGAGAGATTGATGTTGTTGAGAAGACGAGAATTCACATCCAGGAATGCATCCTCAGCCGATCGGAGGAATGAGGTGGCGAGAACCGAGGCGTCGTCCGGCACAGATTCCATGAGAACGGCGAGAAGGCGTTTGTTTGCGAGCCGCGAGATCTGTGTCGCGTTACCGATGTCTCGGATGAGAATCGGTGGAATGCGATCTTCCCACGTAGAAGCGGCGAGACGAAGCAGTTCGAGACGCCTCTGTGCATAGAACGCTCGTCTCGTCAACGCTGACACGCTTTCACCAGGAAGGCTTCTGATGAGTCGGCTCGCCTCTTTCGCAGCGCGAATGATGATCTTGCGAACGTCCGCAGTGTTTCCGCGAATGAGAGACAACAGCTCTCGCTGTGCCTTTCTCGAGATGCGAAGCTGCCAGATCTTAGCCTTCATTCGCTGCCCCGTCATTCGCCGGAGGAATCGTCTCGATGCCCAGTCTCAGGGCTTCTGCGTCTGCTGTCACCGCGATGTCGTCTGCGATCTCTTGCTCCAGAATCGCATCGGTGCTGAACTTCCATCCGATCTCGACTAGACGACGGCGACCCTCACGAGTGCTGATGATCTTCCCCTGGATGAGGGTCATGACCTGGTCAAAGACTTCCTTCCTGTTCACAGGAAGCTTGTCCGCGTAGACTGGCATCCATCGAAGATCAAGAACACCCTCGAGACCTTCGTACGCTGCGATCCATGACCTCAGATCAAAGAACATCTGCTGGAGACGCTCCGTAACGATGATCTCCTTCTCGACCATCCGTGCGAGAACAGGACCCATGCGAAGTGCGAGTGCGATCCCCGACTCCGCGATAGCAACCTCGGCACGGCCTCGGGTGATGTCGTTGCCTCCGGTTGTCGCATCGATCTGATCATGGAGGTACCCGAGATGATCGAGATACGGCTGAATCGTTCCAACTCCCTGAACCCTCTTGAAGTCCTTGTCCTCAGGCAGCTCAAGAACGTGCCCAACCGCGACGGTCCACGGCATCTCTTCGCCGGTCTCATCGTTGAGAGGAGCGCCAGCCGTAGTGACGTAGACTCCGATTCCGTCAAGAACGAGTGCGAGTTCCTGGTCCGTGACGGATTGATTGATTCCTCTCATCAGAAGTTCGATGCCTCGCATCTCCGACGAACCCCACCCGATCTCTTCCTCGAACTCGTTGGGGAAGTGGTAGACCGGGATCTGATTGATTGGATCAGGAAGTTCCAGTTCCTCTGCAACAGAGTCAACGATGGTCTCAGCCATGTCCGTACCTGGCTGACCCCACTCATCGATCTCGCAGAGATCCTCGAACACCGTTACCTTCAGGGTGTCGGGATCTCGCACGTACACGATGCGATGGATGCGAGTGTCATCTCCATCCTGGACGGGCTCAGCGATAATGACCCTGTTGATCTTCGCCACGTCACCATCTTGGAACTCAGGGAAGTAGTTGCTCGGGTTCAGCTCGTGGATGGAGATTCGGCTGTCTTCGGGCTTGTTCGGATCGGCCATGATGTGGAACAGCCAATCTCCTCGCATCAGACCGCGAAGCTTTGCGCCCGAGAACTTGCTGTAGAACTCTTCGCGAGCCGTGAAGTCCTTCATCCAGAGAGCAGCGTTCTCGATCTGAGTCGTGCTCCCTCCGAATGCGGGATCGATAGCCATCTGAAGGCCGGGGGCCATGTACCGACGAGCGGTGTCCACGACTTGACGACCGCTTGGAACGTAGACAGGATCTCCCTCTTGGCCTCTCATCGTGATCTGGAACGCTTCGGGAGCAGTCCAGTAAATCGCTTCGTACATGTCGTACGCACCGACACGAAGGCGATCTTCTCCATCAACCCAGGTGGTCGGAGCCTTTCTCTCGACGAATGACTTGATCGTATCCCAGTGACCGACCTGGTCTGTCATCAGCGCACCCTCACCTTTCTCACCCTGGCCCTTCCGTCACTCTTCTCTCCGTCCGACGGACCCCCGAAGTGCCCACGGAAGAACCGGCCGAGAGCTTCTGGTCCATGGTCATCTTTGTCCATGGGGGATTCCTTCTCTGCCTTCTGAGACTCTTCCTTCGTTTCGGGATATCGGTACTCCTGCATCTCACGGATCAATCCACCGTCGCCGAGCGGATTTCCGATACAGTGACGGTCGATGAACAGCTTCGGCTTTCTGATGTCGTCCGGATGACCGAACGTCTCCGGGTCAAACTGAAGCCACTTCCTGATCTGCTCGAGACGGAACTTGAGCTCTCCACCCGTGTTCTTGTGAACTTTGAGACGAAGCTTGTTCGCGAGAATGTTCGTGTCATCTGGTCCGGCTGGATCGGGGAAGATGTGTGTTGCATGCTTCGCCCAGGAAACATCGTACTTGAGATCGTTCGCGACTTCCCCGGTATCTCTGTTTGTGATGCGGTACTCTCCACAGACGTAGACGTTGTCCCACACATCGATCTGAATGCCGAGAACGACAAACGGATTCGTCCATCCGTAATCCACAGCCAGATAGAGAGGGAGGTTAGGATTGTATGGACAGTCGATGACGTGCATCTCTTCATCGAAGTCCTTGAACACCCGACCAACGAATTCCGTGAAGTCCGCCTCGATCTCTTGCTTGAAACGCTCTGCAGACATGTCGTCTCGCATGTCCTGGATCTCTGGGTCATCTTTCCCTCCAGGAAAGAGAACCGTGTTGACCCACGAAGGCATTCGCCATGACTTCCACGCCTTCTTCGACGGATCGTTCCCTCTCTGCCAGTGTTTGTAGAACCAGTTCTTCCCTTCGGGAGTACTCGTCTGCAACGACCATCCACCCATGTCGGCAAGAGCAGGACGAATGAACTTGCCCCAGACATGAGGCTTCAGTTTTGCTGCTTCGACGAGTTCAACTCCTGAGAGGCCTTCACCGTCTAGGCCGTCAGGATAGCGAGCCGACTTCGCATGCACCTGGAACAACCCGTCCCAGAGAGACAGATGCATGAATCCTCCGAGAGGGTTGTTGTACGAGCCGGGCTTGTCCATGGGGAGATCGAGCTTCTTCGCGCTATCCCAGAGAACACGGAACTCCTTCTCGCAGTCCGAGTAGTCTGGCCCAACGATCCAGAAGATTCTCTTCATGTTGTTGTGAATGAGAACATCCCGGATGCTGTACGTGTAGACGGCCTCCGGGATGAACTCATTCCCACCAACTCTGCTCTTGCCTCCACGTCGTCCCCACGCCACAACTTTGTGACGATGAGAATCGTTATGAACTTCAGCCTGACCGGCGTGCGGCTCGTAGCCGAACGTTGGCCAGATCCGATCCTTGACGACGTAGAGTGGCATGTCTCTCCTAACCTGTTTTCGCCTTCGTTCTCTTCATGGCTGCTCCGGCGCTGAGGTTCTGGAACAGATCATGTGCGAACCCTGACGCGCCTCCTGCGAGCAGTCCCGTGAGAACTTGTCCTGCAACGCCGGTCAAGCGAGACGTCTGGTCAGCCAGCGACGGTACGAGCCCGAGGATGGCGGCCGATAGATCGATCTGCCAACCGACGCAGTAGGCGACACCGACCACGAACGCGAGAACGTTCCACGTCGCAGGTGGCATCGATGCGTCCTTGTCCACGGTGTTCCTCACCAGGTCTACCGTCTTCGTGACGGCAGCACCGAGGACGAGGATCGCCGCGAGTACTGCTGTGAACGACATACCTTCTCCTCTCTTCGATGTGGTCGGGGGAGCCACGGCTCGTCGGCAACCGGGCTCGACCCCGACCACAGATGACAGAGCTCACCGGCGAGCTCTCCGACGACGAACCTTTGCTCCTCCTTTCCTCTTGAGAACCCGATTGGCTTTCGCGACGATCTTCTTGTACGTGCTGCGGCTCATTCTACCCTTGTTCAACTGCTGCTTCGCACGACCCTTCGCATTGATCGCACGACCTCTCGTGTCAACGGGATATTGAGCCTTGCTTCTGTCTGGCCCACTCCCTTTCGGCGCAGCGAACTGATTCTTGCGGAGCTTTCGTCTCTTCGCTGCCTTCACGGTTCCACCACCGAAGGGTTGACCACGAGATAGCCGGAATCGCTCTTGCTGACTTCACTTCCGGTCTTGATCTCGAACTCGTACACAAGACGAGTTCTCTCGTTCTCGAGGTCGATGGTCTGTGCTGATGGCACCTTGATGTGAGCCAAGCCGCCATCCGGATCCATGATCGTGATCTCTGACGGAGTAGAAACATCGATGACAGCCGCAGCATTGTCATCGGCGTACTCCTGCTTCGCCATGAACCGAAGCGTCTTCCCGGAGAGCGGGATCGGAAGCTTCGTGATGGGGTGCCGAACGAGAACATCCCACTCGGCAGACTCCCCTCGAATCATTCTCAACAGAGACATCTCCACCTCCTCCTTGCTTAGAGCTCTCGGCACTGAATCGAGGCCAGTGATGATCGCTTCGGGCGTAGCGAGAACGAACACCGCTATCGGATCAAGATCGATGAGCTGTGAGACATCTGAATCGATCAAGAATGCGACCGGAGTCACATCCGTGAACACTGCCTGCGGACTCGCTTCCGTGATGATCGCTTCGTTCGGACCAAGAAAGGCGAGAATGAGAGCAAAAGCGATGTCGGTCTCAACAGCCTTGCCAACCTGAATGAAATGAACCGTGATAAGAGGCGTCGCAAAGTCTGACTCTATCGCTCTTCCCAGAATCTTCTTCTTGAGATGCGACAGAGCAACAGCCAGATCGGACTCAGTGGCTTTGCCGATCGTGACTCCGAATCCGCTCAAGATCGAGTCGGCGAGGTCCTGCTCTGTCGCCCGAGAAACAACCTGAAGCTTCTTGCGAGAGATCAGTGTTGCGATGTCTGTCTCCGTTGCCCGAACGACATTGATCCCGAGAGCCTTCGAGATCGTACGAGCGATGTCTGTCTCTGTCGCCTTTCCTACCACGTAGCTGTTCGGTCGGGTCATGACCGTCGAGAGATCTATCTCAACAGATTGTCCAACGGTCTGTCGCTTCTTCTTCGCGATCGGCTGAGAAATGTCTGTTTCAAGAGCAGCAGCAACCGTTCTGCTCTTGAGATGCGCGAATGCCTGAGCGATGTCCCCCTCGAGAGCCTGAGAAACGATGCGCACCTTCTTGCGAGAGATCGGTTGAGCAATGTCTGTCTCTACGGGCTGCCCAAGAAGCCTGCTCTTGAGATGAGCAAGAGACTGCGCGAGGTCAGTCTCGATCGCTCTATGAACCAAGAGAGGCACGATCGCAAGAATGGGACGGGAGGTGTCTGTCTCGATGACCTGAGGAACCAGCCTCGTCTTCTTGTGGACAATGACCTGACCGAGATCTGTCTCTGTCGCACGATTGATGAGACGCGTCTCAGCCCAGTCGATTAGTCTCGCGACGTTTGCCTCTATCACTTGAGCCACAAGCTTCAGCTTGCGCTTCGCGATCGCCTGAGCGAGATCGGACTCAAGAGCTTGAGCCACTGTCTTCGACTTGATCCGAA